ATTGTGTGCTTTTGATGGGGCTGACCTGGTTTCGACAGGGCAATGAGTAAGGATATGGACAACACGGTAGGCGATGACCGTAAATCAAGCAAACTAGTAAACGCAAACGATGAAACGTTCGCACTAGCAGCTTAATGCTAGATGAGGTTTGAGGGGGTGTACCTTATTACCAAAACACTCCCACCATTTATTATTAAACAGGTGACAAAATGCCTTTCGTTATTGAACAAATTGAATCAGATCCGATCGTTACAGCAAACAATGAAAAGATGGATCCAATGTCGGTCTATACTTTGTTGTTTGTTTTAATGCTTGTTGTATTTCATCGTGTTATTTTGTTTTTGATTTTTGCAGGATTGAAACTGACACTTCTTGGCGTATTTGGATTTGCAACTTATAAATTATTTTTAACATGAAGATATATCTCTCTAATTATCGTGACCATTGGATTTCTCCATACACAATACTGGAGAAAGTTTTCTTCTGGCGTGAAATTGATTATGATGAACCGATCATCGATAAACTCTCAAACATACTTGAACCAATAAGTATTGCACTTCAAAAGTTTCTTGATTTTGTTCATCCAAGAATCAGTTATGTTAAGATTGATCGATATGATACATGGTCGATGGATTCAACATTGGCTTGTATCATTCTTCCGATGTTAAAACAACTTAAAGCAACTAAACACGGTTCTCCTCATGTTGATCTTGATGATGTTCCAGAACATATGCGAACAACCACAACTGAAGATTGGGATTCGCAATTGACGTTTGATTTTTATAATCAGGATCCGAATCTAGAAGGACCGCATTTCGGAAAATATAATAACATACATGATCGTTGGAATTATGTTCTCGATGAAATGATTTTCGCATTTGAACATCTTGTTGATGACTCATGGGAAAACGAATATAGTTCTGGAGAGTTTGATACTATTCATGTTCCCTGTGAGTGGGATGCGAATGGAAAACCCACACTCTTTTCTATGGAACATGGTCCTAATCACACATACAAATGCGACTATGACGGTTTGCGTAAAGTATATGATCGCATGGATAATGGATTCCGTTTGTTTGGAAAATATTATCGTGGACTCTGGGATTAAAAGATACTAAATAAAAGACTGGCACCCACACACACAATCGCCAGTAATACACACACAGGAGAAATTATGAGCAATCTTACACCATTCGAGATCCGTCTCGAACTTTTAAAAATGGCAAAAGACCTTTTACTGGAAGATTATCAATCCAGTAAAGAACGCCTAGTCAATGAATGGCAAGTGAAGGTAGAGTCCGCTAAATTAAACGGACAAGCAATACCAGATCATCCAGCCTTTCCAACATATCCCTCAGAAACAGATATCATCAATAAGGCAGCCGCCTTGAATGGTTTCGTTTCTAACATAACAGCAGAAAAGACACAGAGCAAAAAGTCTGCCTGATCGGGACAAGAGGTGCGTAAGCACCTCCCTAACTACTAAGGAGAAAATATGCGAAACACACTTGTTTCTAATTTTTTTATTTTAACAACCTTTGCAATTGTATTGAGTTTAATCGGAATATTTGTTCTTGATAGAAAACCAGTTCGTATTGTATCACTAGAAAGTGTAGACGTAAAACTACACCATCTAACTTCTGACGCAAAGCGTGAAATCGCTTGTCTTGCAGAAAACATTTATTTTGAGGCAGCTCACGAACCAGAAGTGGGACAATTAGCTGTCGCATTCGTTACCATGAATAGAGTAAACAGTGGCAAATTTGCCGACACTATTTGTGGTGTAGTAAAACAAAAGATTGGATCAACATGTCAGTTTTCATGGTGGTGTGAAACAAAACCATACGTCATGTCAACCAATCATGTCTTGACAAAAACTAACAATCCAGTATATAATAGAATTCAAGATATGGCAGTAAACTTTTATTTGAATCATGAACGAATGAGAGATCCATCTAAAGGAGCTTTGTATTATCATGCAGATTATGTCAACCCTGGCTGGAAACTGCCAAAAAATATTCAAATCGGTAGACACATTTTTTACGGAGATAAAAATGGAAGGTACATCTAATAAACAGAACACGATATTGATAGTATGCTTGACTGTGGTCTTGCTTACTTTCATATTCTCGTTGGTTTATTATGCAATTTCAGATAGAAAACTAATGGCAACAAATATTGAAGCCGCAATTAATAAAGGTATCGATCCATTAGCAGTTCGTTGTTCATATGCAAAAGGAGATGACAATATCTGTGTAGCGTATGCAATATCGAACAAATCAATTGACGCACCAAGACGATAAACTAAAAGGAGTATATTATGGCAGTACAACAATTGAGTATCAATTCGTTGAGTAATCCAGCAGACCAGAAGAAACTTCTTTCTCTGTTAAAGACTTGTTCAGATTCAATGACACGTATTGAAGCAGAGAAAGAACTAATCAAGGCAGAGATTGCTGAAATTTCTGAACAGCTTGAGATTCCAAAACGTTTGCTGAATAAACTAGTTCGTGTTTATCATAAACAGAACTATGATGAAGAAGTAACAACCAATGAACAATTTGTCCAACTTTATGAAACGGTGGTGAAATAATGAGTTACTATGACGACGATTACAATCAGAAGCACAATTTTACATTTCGTTTGGATTCAAATGATGGCGAACGTCATTTGGAAATGAACTGTAACGAAATATATCTTGGAGACATCTTTGCAAGATTCAAAGAATTTCTGCAAGGATGTGGTTATGAAATCAATGGTGATATTGATGTTATTGAATATAACTCTGCACAAGATGAACAACAAAAGTTTGACTTCAGCAATATTCCAAACAATAATTGGCCATTTGGTGAAATTAAAAAAGAAGAACCAAAAAGTCAATTCGGTTTATGGGATGAACATGATTACGGTAACTATGGTAGTTCTCCAATCTATCAGTGGAAGAATGAACCATTACCTTCATTGACTTCAAAAGATTTGATTGCAATTCAGTCTATAGATTTGTCGAGTTTCAAATCTATTGATCTTTCTCCTTTGACTGTAACTGATTTGTCTACGTTGACAACTCATGCATACAATGATTGGACAGGTATTAACAAATATCCAACCATGGCGCCATTGACTACTGAACAAATTCAATCTTGGTCTATGGAAATGCCTGGTACTCTTGGTTCTGCAAAAGTTAAATTCTGATGCCAACTAAAGACGAAATGATGAAGTTTGCTCGTGCAATTGATGAACTGGTTGCACGAACAGACTACAATTACATAGAAGCGATTGTTGAACATTGTAAACAAACTGGACTTGAAATAGAAGTTGCTGCGACACTTATTAATCAAAATTTGAAAGCAAAGATTGAGAGTGATGCAATGGACTTGAATCTATTGCCAAAGACCAACAAATTACCTATATGATTACTGCTTATGAAACCTTTCAACTTTATAATGCACTGAAGTTACATTTTACTGGAAACTATGATTTTTTCAAATATAACGGTAAAAGTAATGTAAGCGTTGACTCGTTTGAAAAAAGAAAAGACAAGTATCACTTCTATAAATTGTCACGCAAGTATCCAAACAAGGAAGATATGAAAAACTTTCTTGTAGCTAACTTTGTGGAAAACGATCAGATGTGGGTTGGTGATCTACTTAATGATGGTGCTATTGATAATTATAGGCGCCGTCAGAAAGTATTACAATCACTAACCTACACTTTTGAGAATGATGTTAAAAATGTCTTTGAAGGTGTTGAAGATAAAAATGCTTTGATGCGTTGTAAAGATGGAGATTATCCACCATTGTTATTAAAGTATTTGCGTAGAGAAGTTCAAATCGAAACTTTATGCGTACTTGACATGATTCTTGGATTTGTTAAATCTTGGGATGATTGTATCGCAGAAACTATTCGTTGGCCAGGCATAAGAAAACGTATAGTTAAATATGAACCATTTATATCATTCGATGAGGTGAGACTAAAACTTAAACTCAAAGAAATACTACAATGAAAAAAATACTCATTTTATTTGCACTGGCATCTGCGAGTGTATTTGCAAAAGAACCCTCTGTGATGCACATGGATATCAGTAAGAATAAAATAGAATATAATTCTAAAATATCTGATGTACGCCCACTAGCCAGTATAACCAAGTTGATGACTGCAATGGTATCACTTGATTATGATAGCGATTTGAATCGTATGGTTGAATTAAAACCACTGGCTAGCACTTCCCTTCCAAAACGAAAATATTCCAGAAACGATTTGTTTCATGCGATGTTGATTCGTAGTGATAATGGTGCCGCAGAGACTATTGCATCTGATTATCCTGGTGGTAGAAAGAAGTTTATTGAAGCAATGAATCGCAAAGCATTACAAATAGGAATGCTCAGTACATACTTCAAAGATCCGACAGGTCTGAGTGTACAAAATACGAGTACCGCAATAGATATCACAAACATGGTTATTGCTTCATCATATTATTCTGTGATACGTGAAACAAGTATTAAGAAACAAGCGTATTTTGAAACAATGTATAAGAAACGTATTCGTACTATCATGTTGAAAAACACTAATCAACCATTATTATTTGAGTTTGATCAGATCATCATTACAAAAACAGGATTCACTAATCCTGCAGGATGGTGCGTTGCTTTGATGGTAGAGAAGAAAGAAAAAGTGGTACGAGAAGATGGAATGGTTGACAAAGTGACGAGATGGATGAAACAAACACCGAAGGAAGATGATTATGAGATTCATCGCCACGTTATAGTGATATTAGGTGCGAAAAATAAACAAGATCGTATTGACAAAGTTAAAAATATAATGTACAATGAGATATTAGATAACGAAGTTATGGAGTCTACCGATGGACATAAAACAAGTGATGGACAGAATTAAAAATCTGGAAGAATATGA